TTTCAATAGCAGATATACATACGTTAGCAAATGACTTAGCAAACACAACGAAATCTTGTGCGCTTTGCTCACGGTCTACTTTTCTACCTGCGTTTAAGGAATTGTCGTATGCAATAACCATTGCTTTTAGAGTTTGTGCAATAGCTTCTTGGTCAGCGTAGTCTAGTACGATTGAAAATACATCGTTTGCTGATGCTTGGAGGGTTTCTGTGACACGGTCATAAACACGTTCTTCTGCGTTATCGTAATGATTGTCACGGTCTTGCCAGTCTGGGTCGTTAGTGCAACCTGGATACCAATCTGCGTTATAGTCCATTATATTTCTCCTTACCGTTTCTATTAAGTTAATCGCATAACTTGCTGCGATGTGTGTATAATATCAACAGGAAATAGCCATGTCAAGCATTATTTATACATTTATTTAAAATAATTGAGAAAATATGAAAATAACTGAACACCAAGAACAGATAATGCTTATTAATTGGTTTAGGTTGCAATACCCAAAATATATCATTTTTGCTATACCTAATGGTGGTGCTAGACATATAGTGACGGCAGTAAAGTTAAAAGCAGAGGGAGTATTGGCTGGCGTACCAGACTTATTCTTAATGGCTGCTAAAGGTGAATGGCACGGAATGTTTATAGAGATGAAGGCCAAGACAGGAAAAGTATCAGATAGTCAGAAAGAATTTATGGCTGCCGCTAACGCCATGAACTATAAGACTGTAGTTTGCTATGGATTTGATGAGGCTAAAATTAAAATTGAGGAGTATTTAAAATGAAAGAAGGCGATAAAAGAGATTTTAATAATTTGATTAAAACTATATACAACATATATAAATTAGAATGTACTCAAAAAAGTTATGATGGCTGGTGGAATAGTTTAGGTCAGTTCCCAATAGATATTGTTAAATTAGTATTTGATAAATATGTGGATAACTATGATAAACTTATCCACAGAATTATAGTTGATAACTGTGTAAAAGAATTACAATCAAGAATTGTTGTAGCTAATCCAGTTACTAAAGAACAAGCAGAAGAATTTAAAGTTAAAGCCAATGAAGTAGTTAAAGAATCTAAAAAACTTAAACAAACAAGTAAAGCAAATAAAGATTGGGCCAAAAAAATAATTGACAATCAATCAGCCTATCCAAGCATTTCTATTGAATATGCAAAACAAGCATTAAATATTTCTAGCAATTTAGAATAAATTAATATATAGTAACTACATTAATGCCGCTACATTAATCAAAGCCTTAATCGGTTTTGGCTTTCAGCTATTTAATTAGCATCTGTTGGCGGACAGAGAGAGTCAGAACCAATTAGGGCTTTTTTTATGCCCGTAAGCTACTGTCCAGCTTAAGCAATGAGCCATGTCACGGCTGCTGACAAGAAAAGTGATGGCATTAGATTAAAAGACACGATGCCGCCCAGACTTTCTTAGGTACTGGGGAAAACAGCCAAATTGGTGGAATTAGCGTGTGGTTCTCGTAAAGAACGGCTGATAGAATAAATAAGAAGCCCAAGGCTAGATGTGGTTACTTCATTGTAATGGCATGATGTTGGTGTAGTCCACCATCTCGTGTCTTGTTATGTCTGAAAGGTTTATAAATGAAATGGGTTGAACAAGACAAATACCACATAAGTTCTGGCGCATGGACTATAGCCAAATACTTTTCACCTACCGGAGTTAAGTATGGTCTGAGTCATCGCAATAAAAACTTAGGCTACTACGACACATTGGAAGCAGCCAAACGAAATGCTAAAGATTAGTTGCATATTTTATACAGCGTGATATATAATAATTCTATCAACGACAGAAAGGGTTATTAATGACACACACAGAGTTAAAAGAATTACGCAGCAAAACAGGTTTATCACAGAAAGAGTTTGGCACTAAGTTGTTTAAGACTAGGGATAGCATTGCTAAGTACGAATCAGGCAAGTTTACGATTCCTGCTTACATGGACATTTTAGTAAAGGCTGTGTTTAGTGACTGAGATAAGCTGCAATGAGTTTATTAAGCGCATGAAGGCTGCTGGGTTTACTGGTAAGTTTCGTGCAACAGATGGGACTAGGGTAATAACTGGTGAAATTAAGTCAGAAAAAATAGAAACGGTAAAAGTCACGACTTCTACAGAGTCAAGACAAAAAATAAAGGATATGTTTAAAAATAATGTATAATTACTTGTCGGTTGCTGGAGAGCAGGTAAGAATCTTTTGCTTGTACCATTAGATTGCCGACACACTCACTCAATATCGTACAAGGATGCTCAAATGATTACACAATCAGAATTAAAAGAAGTTTTAAATTACGACCCAGACACAGGTATTTTTACTTGGAAAATTAGTCCTGCGCCACAAGTTAAACAAAACAAAATTGCTGGAAGTTTGACTAGTCAAGGATACATTGTTATAACAATTAATAGAAAATTATACCCAGCGCATCGTCTTGCATGGCTATATGTTCATGGGGAAATGCCAAAAAAATTTATTGACCATATAAATACAATAAAATCAGATAACAAATTATCTAATTTGAGAGATGCATCAAGAATTAAAAATGGTCAAAATCAAATTAAAGCACATAAAAATAATATATCTGGATTTTTAGGTGTGACTTGGTATGAAAGAACAAAATCATGGGTTGCTAAAATTAAAAATAATGGGAAATTAATTCATTTGGGATATTATAAAAATCCAGAATTGGCATACGAATCATATTTATGTATGAAGCGTAAAATTCATGAAGGATGCACGATATAATGGAAATTAAATCATTTAACATTAGTAGCAGTAACCTACCTTACCTATTTGAAAAGATTAAGGCATTAGATTTATCTTTAGGCTACGTAGCTAACGTAACAGTTAAATCACACACACGCAATTTAGAACAAAACTCACGTTTATGGAAACTGTATGGCGCGATTGGCGATTACATTGGCGAGTCACCAGACAAGGTGCATGAGTTGATGGGATGGAAGTTTCTACGCAGCCAGAGTGTAGTCAATGGCGAAACGATTGAAGTCATAAAGAGTACAACCAAACTATCTACAGCAGAGATGGCAGACTACCAACGTCATGTTGAGATATGGGCTGGCACGATTGGATTTGTCTTCAATGAGTAAAATCACACAATCAGCTAAAGGCGAAAACTGCACGGTCAGAATTATTGGCTACTGCAACGGCAATCCAGAAACAACTGTTTTAGCGCATTTAAATGGCATTAGATATGGACACGGTACTGGTCAGAAAGTAAACGACCTACACGGTGCATATTGTTGCTCTGGATGCCATGATGCTATAGATGGTAGAGTAAGAACTAATCACACTAGAGATGAATTAAAGTTATCGCACCTAGAGGGTGTAATTGAAACGCAACTAAAATTAATTGAGAAAGGTTTACTATGATTGTCTTTCGTAAGAAAGTAGACGCATGGGTAGTAACAGCTAGGGATTCAGATTGCCAGATTGTTCACATAGGCGATTATAAGACACAAGACGAAGCCAAGACGGCAGAACAAGCATATAGAGATAAGAAGTTAGCAGATTCATACGCAAAACAAGAAGCAAAGCTAGACAGATTAGCAAAAGAGATGGTTGCTAGATATAACGTCTACCTAGAGTTTTGTGTACTGCCTAAGACTTTAACTGACATGAAGCAACATTTAGATGCTGATAAGAATACTGCGTCTAATACAATTAAAAGTTTAATGGCTCGTGGTTATTTGAAAAGCATTGTTATTAGCGATACTAGTACACGCAAGTATTATAGCTTTGTCACAATCAAGCTAATGAGTTACGAAGAAGCATTGGAATACGTGTCACCAAGAAAATACAAAACTAAGGCTAGTGAAAATGAACCTACAATACCTGGTGCAAGGGTAATTAACTTTGATGACAATAAATTGACAAAGCTATACATGAACCAACGTGCAATAGACAGGGCCAGTATGAAGTCACCTAAGAATTATGTAAGTGGTTCAACAATGTCAGCGAGTGACTGGTAATGAGTGTACTAGACAAACAACACGGGGGTAGTCATTACAAAGGCTTTGCAATACAGCCAGCAGAGTTCTGCTATTACAACAACATTCCATACTTAGAGGCCACAGCCATTAAGTATTTGTGCAGGCATAGGAAGAAAAACGGTCTGGAGGATTTAAAAAAGGCAATACATTTTATTGAGATGCTGATTGAGTTTGAGTATTCTGCACAAAATGATGCCGGTTGACAAAAGTTGATAATTATGATATAGTCCCATAAAGATTTATAGTAGTGTGAAAGCATTACTTTTTTATTCCGGCGACAGTACATCGCTAGAAAGCAATCATCGCCCCTCAGACGTGATAGGGTAGACTCCGAGGCAGTCTAGTTGCGAGAGCCTCCTACTTTTTTAAGGATAGTTATGGGCTTATTGGACATTAAAGAAGGTATCGTATCTGCTAAAGAGAACGACTCAAACACAGAAAATGCCATTAAGAACTATTCTCTTGGGCCATTAAACCCAGACTTACCTAACAAAGAATACTGGTCAAAGATGGCCAAGGCATTCAGAATCACTCCAGACGAAGCTAAACGTCAACGCTGCGGTAATTGCAGTTACTACGAAAACACACCATCAATGCTTGAGATGATGGAAGAAATCCCATTAAACAAATACGACCTATACGATGGTCAAGCCCAACGTGGATGGTGTAACAAGCTTAGCTTTATTTGCCACAATAGTAGATTATGTAGCGTTTGGGAAGAAAAAGAGTTTGAATTAGAAGATTAAATTTGTATGGCTAGGTTTAGCGACCGAAAAGATAGAACCTTACTATCCTGCCAATACATTCAATAAGGTTATTAACTAAAGGGGTTAATATGATTACACAGTTAGAATTAAAAGAATTATTAAGTTACAATCAAGACACAGGAATTTTTACTTGGAATGTAAATAGAAGTGGCGGGGCAAAATCTGGTGATATTGCTGGGTCAATTCATCATGAAGGTTATATAAGAATACAAATAAACAAAAAGATATATGCTGGTCATAGGCTTGCTTGGTTGTATGTACATGGATATTTTCCAGAAAATAAAATTGACCATATAAATGGAAATACATCAGATAATAAAATTACTAATTTAAGAACAGCAAGTGATGTTGAAAATGCTAGAAATAGAAAAATTAAATCAACAAATATTAGTGGGTTTAAAGGCGTATCAAAGCATTTAAATATGTGGCGAGCCAGATATACAGCAAATAATAAAACATACAATTTAGGTTTATTTGAAACTAAAGAACTTGCCAGACAAGCATATGAGTCAGCTACACTAAAAGAATTTGGTGATTTTCATTACAATAAATCAAGGATTAATTATGCGTGACATGAACAAGATTGCTGAAAAGATAGACAAGCTATGGTCAGGTGGCAAATCACGCACACCAACTCCAACAAAGCAAAACAGCACAGACAAGATGATTGATACAGCTATGACTAAATACTCCAAAGGTAAGAAATAATGGCGTGCAAATCTAAAGGCAAGAAGCCACCTAAGAAATACTAAGCAAATGAACGACCATTGGGCAATAATACTGTTAGCTGTAATTGCTAACATCACTCTTATTATCAACGCAATACATAATTGGTAAACTTATGGCATGGAACGATTACGTAAATAAGGTAATGAACAAGCCCCTCATGTCAAATGGGGCGCTTAATCGTGACCAGTTCCAAGCAATGATGGGCTTAAATAAGCCTGAACCAGTAACTTCATTCGTTGCTAGTGGCTTAAACGCAATAAAACAACCATTAGATTATTATGCTATAGACAAACGAGTGCCATTAGTAGGTGGTCAATCTATTGCTGACTTAATTGGTCTTACTGGTACGCAGTCATTAGTACAAGACTTTAGTCAAGGTAAGCCAATGATGCGTGATGGTTTGCCAGACGAACGATTTATTGATGCAGCCAGCATGATTCCTATGATTAAACCTGCTGCGATTGCTACAGGTAAAGCTGCTAAATCTTTAGGAAAAGAAGCATTACGACAAGGTTATGAAGGTACTGGTGTAATGGGAATGATAGCACCAGATATTAAAATGCCAATTACTGCATTTCATGGTAGCCCTTATAAATTTGATAAGTTTAATATAGAAAAAACTGGTACTGGTTCTGGGAAAAATTTATTTGGTGAAGGTGTTTACACATCAGAATTACCAAAAGAAGCCAAAGGATATATGACTTCTGGAAGTTCAGGAACTATAAATTATAATGGCAAATTAATGAATAGGGATAGTCCTAGAAATTCAAAAGATGCCGCAGCTTATGCTTTGTTTTTAGCTAAAGGGAATGTAGACGATGCTATTAGTTCTGGGTTATCTACTCCAGAAGCTATTAGTAAAATTGATTATAATAAAATAACACCAAATGGAAATTTATATAAAGTTGACATTCCTGATGAATTAATACCTAGCATGATTAGATATGGAGATTCAATTGGTAGTCAAAATAAAAATGTAATTGATTTGGCAAATAAAAATAAAGAATCATTAAATAAAATTTTAGAAATAGAAAAAATTAAAAATCCTGATGCTAATTTAAATTCAATATACGAATTATCAAGTAGTAAATTATTTAAGGCTTTAGGTGGTGTAGGTAAAGCAGAAAAAACTATGCTTTTAAACGGTATTAATGGAGTTAGATATCCATCACCGGTTGGTGGAATTAATACAGTTGTATTTGACCCAGAAAAAATTAAAATACTTGAACGCAACGGATTACTAACTGATTAACTAACAACAACAGGGTGACCACCCATTATGGAGTCACATAAACATGGCAGAGTTTGAAAAAGTAGACGAAATATCAAATCGTGGCGGTAAGCGTGAAGGTTCTGGTAGAAAGCCAGGAACACCTAACAAAATATCAGCTACAGTTAAAGATAATGTAATCGCAGTATTTGAAGGCATTGGCGGTGTTGAACACATGAAAGTGTGGGCAGTAGATAATCCCAATAACTTCTATAACATTTACGCAAAGATATTGCCGATACAAACAGAGTTAAGCGGTGCTGAAGGCAAGGACTTAGTCATTAATATAGTAACAGGTATCAATGACCACGATTAAACTTGCTTACGAACCACGTGACCCACAGAATCAGATACACAGGGCAGTACGAGATAACAGGTTTGTAGTATGTGTAGCGCATCGTAGGATGGGCAAGACAGTAGCAGCTATTAACCAACTCATACATAGTGCGTTAAAGAATACACAGGCTAATCCTCGTTATGCTTACATAGCACCGACATATAGCCAAGCCAAGCGAGTAGCGTTTGATTACCTAGTAGAGTTCACAAGACCATTAGGTGCAACAGTAAACATCGCTGAGTTACGAGTAGACTTTATGGGCAGACGTATTAGCCTGTATGGTAGTGAGAATGGTGACAGCTTACGAGGCCAGTATTTTGATGGCGTAGTGCTAGATGAGATTGGTGACCAGAACCCAAAGATATGGAATGAGATTATCAGGCCAGCTTTAGCGGATAGAAAAGGTTACTGCTTATTTATAGGCACGCCAAAAGGCAACAACCATTTTAAAGAGTTTAGAGATAGGGCAGAAACAGCAGATGGTTGGAAGCTGCTAGAGTTCAAGGCAAGCCAAACAGGTTTACTAGATGCACAAGAGTTAGCATCAGCCAAGAACGAGATGGGTGAAGACAAATACATTCAAGAGTTTGAGTGTAGCTTTGATTCACCAGTAGAAGGCAGTTACTACGGCAAGCTAATGAACGATGCTGAAGAAGCTAATCGCATTGGTGTAGTGCCTAGAGATGATTTAAGCAATACGTTTACTGCTTGGGACTTAGGTATGTCAGACTCCACCAGCATTTGGGTGGCACAAGTAGTAGGTAAAGAAGTAAGGCTAGTGGACTATGTAGAGAATCACAGTCAATCGCTAGAGTGGTATGTAAACTGGCTGCGTGATAACAACTGGCACAAGGCCACACACATATTGCCACATGACGTTGAAGTAAGAGAACTAGGAACTGGCCGGTCACGTAAAGAGATGTTGATGGAATCAGGGCTTGAGATAATCATTGCACCTAAACTATCAGTAGCAGATGGGATACAATCAGTTAGGCGTTTATTACCTAGATGCTGGTTTAATAAAGAAACAACAAAGCAAGGCATTGACTGTCTAAGAAACTATAGACGAGTGTATGATGAAAAGCGTAACGTGTTCTTTGACACACCATTACACGACTTTGCGTCACATGGGTCAGATGCTTTCAGATATTTAGCAGTAGGCTTAAACGAACCTGATTCGTCATGGACTCAGCCACTTAACGTAAATACTAAATGGGTTGTATAAGGCAAAAATATGGATGAATTAGAACTAAAGACGATTATCTCCACAGAGATTGACAACTCCATCGGTTACTTGGAAACAGAAACCGTTGAAGACCGTGCCACCTCTATGGACTTTTACCTGCGTAAGCCTTAT